CTGCAGCAAAATCAGGAGTGATAGTTGCGCCATCAGTTAAAGGAGTAATTGCCCCTCTCTGTGCAGCAGTGAAAGTCTGTGCAGCATTAAGAACTGCATTGTTCGCAATTGCACCAGTGGCGACTAAGCTTCCACTCTCTTTTACATATAGTTTATCTTGATCTGTTGCGTAGCAAATCTCACCTTCCTGAATGTCAGCAACTGATCCGTTTAGGTTTGCGTAGGTTCCCCGAGCAATACGCAATGGTGTTCTAGTACTAGGTGTAGGCATTAGTCGAATGATCCTCCGTCGAATGTTGATGATGCTGAAACCAATGAATAACCAGTATCAAAGTTTCCACCATCTGCAACTAATGTGGCATTTGAATCCACATATTGTTTGGTTGCTGCCTGTAAATCTGTCACTGGATCTGCTGCCAATGTAAGTGGACCAGTCATGGTTCCACCTGAAATTGGTAATCCTTCTGCTCCACCTCCACTCCCAGATTTACCTAATAAGGTTCTGAAAGTTGAAGTAGATGGAACTGTTAAAACAGCACTTGATCCAATTGCTAACGTACCGACTGCACCTGTATTGGTATTTGCAGTGACGACCTTATCAACTGTAAGTGTTGTAGGCGTTTCAACGAATTGATTGCCACCTGTTACTGCAGTAGAGGTTCCAAGTGTTTTCCACTTTTCTCCGTCGTAGGTATATCTAATGCCATTTGAAGCATCAAATACATCACCTGCGTTTGGATTATTTGGAAATTGGATTGCAGCCATTATTGCTCTCCCTGCAGATTAACGACTTCAATAAGGTATCTTTAGTATATCGAAAAAGTCAGGTCAATACTTATTCTTTCGTCTCATCCGCAGCTTGATCATTATGAGGTATATTCTCTTCTTCAAACTGTAGAGTATCAATCAATCCCTGAAGCAGGTTGACGCTCAGTGCTAATAAAGTACTGTCGCCAGTAGCCTTTGCTGCTGCATATGAGTTGATAGCTGTTATCAAATCAGATTTTTTGCAAGCCATTGTATCTATCTAACTTTTATGATTCTACTTGGTTTAGTACTTAGGCGGCTGCAACAGAAAGGCTACCTGCGTTGGTCACCGTAACTTTGTACCTAGTACCATTGGGCGATTTAAGAATCACGCCAGTGCTAGCAGTTGTAAGTTCTAAGTTTCCACTCGTATCCCATTGAGGTCCACCCATGCTGAGATATGAGGGGGTGATAGATCCAACAGGAATACCACCGTTCCAACTTGGGTTTCCTTCAACCCACTGACTTGAATCACTGTCTGTGTAATAGATATAAGTACGTCCTTCATCAGTGTCATACCACTGGTCTCCCTCATTTGCACTTGACGGAGGGGAGGTGCCAACAAATGTCTGTCGGCTACCAACCGTGATCCAACTACCGTCTGCTCTCAGGAACTTCTGCGTACCACCACCGGAATAGGGCACTAAGCCATTAATGGTGGAAGTAAATGTTGGAAGAGCAACACCAGTACCTGTACTAGAAGTGATTGTGGATGTTGCTTGTGTATATCCAAGGTTTGTTGCCGTACCAGGAGGTGTTGCCCACGTTCCATCAGCTCTCAGGTAGTTAACACTTCCACCACCTGACAGAGGCGTAAGACCTGCAATCGTGCTACTGAATAGAGGGAGTGTGGCGTCAGTACCAGTATCTGATGCAATTACTCTTGTCGCACTGTCATAAGACAGGTTGGTTGTACCAACAAAACTTGCAGTTGTAGCGATTGTGATATTTGCTGATCCATCAAATGACGCAGAGCCTGTCAAGTCTCCTGAAAGGCTGATTGTTCTCGCTGTCTGCAACTTTGTAGCTGTATCGGCATTGCCAGTTAGAGATGCAGTAATGTTTCTTGCACTAAAGTCACCAGAAGCGTCACGAGCAACGATTGCGTTTGCCGTATTTAAATTTGTAGCGGTCGTTGCTGAGTTTGCGACTTTGCCTGACGTTGAAATTGTTGCTAAGTAGGTATCAGCAATTGCAGTACCTTGCCAAGTACCTGAACTGATGGTTCCAACACTTGTCAAGCTAGATCCAATAACTCCTGCGCCAAGTGAAGTTTCTGTTAAAACCTGACTGCCATTTACGTAATAAGCTTTTCCTGACGCAAGGTCAAGATGTTCACTTGATGTCCATGCATCGGTGCTATTTGCCCAAGCAAAGGTTTTGTCAGTAGCTCCTTTTAGTGTTAGACCACCGCCATCGGCTGTAATATCACTTGGTGATGTTACTGTTCCAAGCTGAATATTTTTATCTTTAATGGTGACAATCGGTGAGTCAAGTGAAATGCTTGTACCAGTAACTGTAAGAATGCCGCCAATATTTACGTTGCTATCAAAGGTTGCTGTACTAGTTACATCTAGTGTTCCTGGAACATCAATGTCAGATGTCCATTCAACGCCTGTACCTGCAGCATTTGTGTGAATTAATTGATACGACGAACCATCAGCAAGCTTACTTACATCAATCTCAGCAGTAGCACTAATATCGGCATTAACAATTGATCCATCTGTAATGTTGGCACTTCCAACTGTCACATTGTTAGGTAAAGCACCAGCAGCAATATCGCCTGGTGATACACCACCAGAAATCTGTGATGACTGCAATGTAATGCCAGACGGCAGTGCGCCATTTGCAAGCTTGGTTAGTGCAATAGCTGCACTTGCATTAATGTCTGCATCAACGATGGCTCCATCGACAATGTTTGCACTTGCTACCTGAACACCTGATGGAAGTGTCCCAGTCGCAAGCTTGCTCAAGCCAATCGCTGCTGAAGCATTAATATCAGCATCAACAATTGCACCATCAGCAATCATTGCACTTGTGATCGAACCGCTATCACCCGTAGTTACCAACGTACCTGATACATCAGGAATCGTGACGGTATTATCAGCGGTTGGGTTTGCTACAGAAAGAGTTGTTTCAAATGCGTTTGCCGATGAACCTTCAAATGTAATGTTGCCATTATTTAAATAAATGTCTGAAGAATTTACTGTCAGACCAGCATTAAGGACAAGGTTACCAGTTAACGTATCCCCATTCGAATTTACATAACGATCATCTAAGGTGCCAGTTTGGTGATTGGGATTAGTTGTATCTGGAATTAAATTAGTATCAAACTTCTCTTTACTTGCATCTAACCACTGTTGTGTATTCCCGTCATCGTAATAGATAAAAAGACGTTCGTCATCAGTATCCCAATATAAATTACCAGCACCCGGACTAGGTGGCGGTGTAGATCTTGTCGGAATAATTGCCTGATAGTTGGTAAAAGCTAAATTATCCTTACCAGCAATTCTTACGATCGTGCCTGCACTGTCTTTAATGAATATGGCTGGATCATTAGAGTTAAAATTGATGGCTAATTCACCATCCAACATATTTGCAGCGGTTGGCTCCTTAGCCGCTCCACTGTCTAAGACATTTGAATTCTTTAGCTGAATCTTCATTGATTAAAGCCCTAGACATCTTCTTGATATCTATATTTTAGCTTTTATCTACTATGCCAATATTCTCCAATTCCGATACAATCTGTTCTTTGAGAACTGCCGCAAGGAGATTTTGATAGGTCATCAGTTGCTTGGTTACTTCTTTTAGGCTATTTCTCAAAACTTCTACATCCGAGCACTCATTAACTTCATCAGTAATTACTCGAAGTTTTAGAACTTTTTCTAATGGTAGTTCGAAGTCTTCAGGTTTAAACATGATTTGTAAGTATCACTTTTCCTGTTTAAACAATAGCGTACTTAGTTATTGCGTGCTATCAAGCACCACGTAAGCAGTTTCAATTGGATCTAAGTTTAAGCCATTAGACATTGCAAATACTATCTCTGATATAGATATACCTGTTCTCTGATATGAAAGGTTATAGGCATTTGCTGAATTAATAATTTCTTGCACAAGCTTTTCATTAAATTTCTCTGCTGCATTTGAGTTTCTGTTATCGCTACTAATCGGATATTGGTTTGGCTCTCTGACACGAACATCATCATTAAACATAGATGCTATGACGTGTTTACATAGCTTGAAGCTTAATCGATGTTTGTCTGTTTCCCAGCTAGCAGCCTTGCCAGCAACCTTGTTCTGACCAATCATGTCAAACTCGTCAGGACTCATAGCTGTCGGCAGTGGGTATCTTTGCTGCCGATTTGCTTTGCGAGTATTCCCATCTTGATTTGATTGAGGCATCGCTAAGAGAGTATGAGAGTAATTAGGGCACGAGCACGAATAAGTGATTGATGGTCTTAATGCCAAGCCACTTGTAAATATTTCATCCATCCATGGATCTACATCAGTATGTAAGTCAGTCCACTTCTCGTCTGTTGTAAAAGTCTTTGCAAAGCTATTGTCTGTGAAAACCAGCTGCGTTCCTGCCTCTAATGCTGGATACAGCTTTACTTCTGCAAAGTACGGTCTAGACTCAATGATAAATTGATTATTTACGATATCTGCTTTCTCAACTACAAATGGAATAATCGAATATGAAATGTCCTGTACAAGTCCTTCTACAACTTCTCCTGTCAAGTACTTACTTCCAAAGTATTTCTGATAGGACGCTTTCTTAAAAACGTATGAACCTTCTATTGTGTATGACGCATTTGAAGTTGTAAAGATCGTAGGCAGATCAGTAAGATCTAACATCGAAGGTGGTAATTCATTCACTCCTTGATCTAGTCCTACCAGTGCTTGACCTGTTTCACTTTCACTTATCGATATCTCAAAAAAGTAATCGTCATCTTGAAAGGTCACGTTATCCATGCTTGACAGTGGTTTGTCAATAAAGAAGTCTGTGACATATATAATTTTGTTCGTCAGTAGTTCTGGATTTTCCAGGATATCTAATGATCCCTCAGCATTTTTGACCTGATTGTTGACACCTTGGTTTGGAACGAAGTCTCCACTGTTTGTGGTTACATTTACGTCTGCAACTGGAATTGTAATTTTTACTGTTGTTGCTTCCTGCTCTAACTCAACGAAGTTCTTTAGTTCGTCAGACAGAGTTCTACCTGTATATATTGCAGGTTTGGTGTCGGATGTTAGTATCTTTTTGAGTGTTGCTTCAGTACGATTGTCGTCTGTGTATTCGCCATCAGCAATTCTCTCGCCTACCATTTGTAGTAGCAAGCGTCCTGTTGTCGCGTCTGGATTGACGGAGACAAAGATTTCTCCATTGTTAAAGTTATCGGTATACGTGAACGAATCGTTCTTTACGCTAGTGACTGTACCGAGTGATATATTCTCTGGCGTTCTTTTGACAACATAGTGGGTATTTGTATCTGCCTTCATGGTTGGATACTCATATCCCGAAAAAGTATTACTTATCTCATATGGAGTATTCCTGTAAAGCGTTGCATCTAGCAGTGCGTCTACAAACGGTGTGTTACTTCCTGTCTGCTCAAGACCTGGATCATAGTTTTGATTTTTAATTTTTAGTGTGGACCAAGCAGTACGGTTATAGATCTCATAACCCTTACGCCACTTGACCCAATCACTTTCAAGATTCCACTGATCAATTACACTTCTGTGCACCGAAGAGCCAAACTCCCGATTGCTTGGGTAAAAACCAGATCCTCTTGGATTTCCAAGAGATCGATCAATACTCGCAAAGCCTTTAAAGGCGTATACGCCGGGATTGAAATCACTTCGTTTTCTAGGCATCAATAGAATCCGCCATGGACTCCAAGTAAAGGTGCTTCAGTTGCGGTGTCGCTAGAGGTTTTCTTCTTTACAGCAGCCCACAGGCATCTGCCTTTAGGAATATACAGAGCCTGGAACTGTGTACCAATAACAATGCTGGAGTCTGTAGAGCCTTGACCAGGAACCGGATTTAGAACATATGGCATTGCACCGTAAACAGTCTTAGAGCCTTCAGTCGTTGCCCCGTTAAAGGTTCCAAGAAAAGATGCTTGAGATGCTCTTAAGAAGTCTTTCGCACTACTCATATACATATTGATTGTATATGCAGCGCTGGTTGCTCTTGCAAGAGAGTAAATCTCACTGATGATTGCACCGTCATTAGTTGTACAGTCCACAATCAGTTTTGCACCGTTCGAACCACCAATAGTGATCACAGAGTTTGTTTCAACTGTTGCGCCAGCAAGGTCAACAATCTCATGCAGTACTCGGTCAACCAGAAGGGGTTGCTTATTAGTAGATGTTGAAGCCATTACGCTTTACCTCCTTTCTTTCCTTTTGTTTGCTTAGTCGCACCTGGCGTCATTGCCATACCTGCGTATTGATCCATGGTCGGTAAAGGCGTTCCTTGACCAGCGTTAAAACCTGGAGGGGTTTGAATATTTACAGGCTGACCAGTAAGGCCCATAAAGCTTTGAGGCTTACCCTGCATAGACGGATGCATGTTCATCCGACTTGCTTGCATCATCTCAGCTGGAGGCGTCGGTGCAGCAAACAGTGCAAGCGTTGCACGTTGGTGACCACGCATTGTTCCAGAACCTTGGTTAGGCATCTGAGAGCGAGGAACAAATGCAGGATTGATTTCACCACCATCAACACCAAGCTGCGTTGGATTCATCAAACCTTTGTCACCGTAAGGGAATTCGTTAACAACCTTTCCATCGGGACCAGGCAGTGCACTCAGCTGAGGACCAAAGCTGGTGACATTACCAGGATTGTTCATCTGCGTTGTTGGGTCGCCAGGAGTTACCGACATATTGATTGACAGCTTCTCCCGATTGGGATCAAGTGCAATAGCGTTTTGTTGAGCTTTAGATCTAGCCATTATGCAATCCTCATGGTTTCAGAACGATCATTATTGCCAAAGTCAGCGTTACCGGCAGCCTTTGCATATAGAGCGAGACGTTGATCCAACTTGTCTGTTCCCACATTGTTTTGCTCTGGGGGTGCAGGGGGTGTAGGTACTGTCTCAGGAGCAGGCGCTTTATCTACTACAGGCTGTATACCACTGGTATACGGGTTCCCATCGCCTTGAGCTCGGGCTTGCCTAAGCCTTTCTTGATAGTCAGATTCCTGACTATTCATTGTAATTTTATGAGCACCGTGAGTATTTACGGCATACATGATTTTATTTAAATAGCCTAAACCTATTCTACACTTAAGACCAATCAGTGCTGAGCATCATGCGAGTACCAACTGCAGTATCGGCAGGACCAGGCACAGCCATAATAAATTCAGCGCCAGATCTTTCAAACGCATATCGACGTACCTCAGGACGACGATAGTTTGGAACGTATAGACTTTCTGCCAGGCGGTCTACTTCTCTGAGATAGATTTCTCTAAAGTATTCGTCACCCTTCAGCGGGTCTGATGTATTAATCGTTCGACTAACGTCACCTGAAATAATCTCTTGACGAGACGGGTTAAGTACTCTGCTTCCACCATCGTCGAAGTAGTCATCAGGAATTGCAGCACTTGCTTTCCAAGCAATGTCACATCGTTTGATGTGGTAGTTGATCTGCTCATACCAGTAGTCGTCTGGAATAAGCGCCATTGCTTCTTCTAACCGTGAACGATCACCAGCTGGGATCTGAGCACCGGCATTAAAGCCAAGGTGAAATCGTACTTTAGATTTTAGATAATCGTCTAGTTCCATCAGGCAACTCCTCTGGTGATGTTGCTGTAAGTAGTAGCCAGTTCGTTCTCAAGCATTTGAGTTTCGACTGGTGTCAGCTCTTGACCCGTTTGAATCTTCGCCAACAGAGTTGCAGCCGGAGAGTTCTGCATGGTCGCTTGTCGAATGCCAGCGCCCAAGCCACCGCCCAGGATTGCTCCAACCAGACCCCCAGCAAATCTCATGCCAGGACGTACAGCGTTGCGAACTCCCCGCATTCCAGTATTGGGAGCAGGGACTAACCCTTGGCCAGCGGCCAACCGATCCTTGAGTTTGTTGATCTGTAAACCAGCAGCATGAGGAACTGCACCAGCGGTGGCTCCAGTTAATGCACCGAGGCCAGCACCAAGAGCTGTAGCAGTGCCTGCCCCCATACGGTTCTGTTCGTCTTGCGCCGCTTTCGCTAGTAAAGCTTCCTCGATACTAATAGCCATTACTACATTTTCGTTTGCTAATTATAGTTTAACTAAATCAGTCTCTTTGTCTCCAGTCGTCTGTTTTGTCTTGTTTAAACCACTCAACAATTTCATCAGCACCATCAAACCCAGTACTATGATTTGTGGGATCTGGATCACCGATATCCATTTGATTTAAAAAATCATCTAATGAATCTTCAATCATATCTGGGTTGTTAGCCAAACGTCGAGCCTTACGCAATATTTCTGAAGCCGACCTATTTGATTTAGCTAATTTGTTTGCCCAGATCATGTCTTCTAGCTTTACTTCTTTTTGCTCTGTTATTCTTTTGCAGATAAATTCAAGACGTAGACGATATTTCGTAGACAGCATACTAACCTCAACGCTTGTATCAAGCTTAACTAATAAAGATTAAGTCCTCTTCAATTAATTGATCCCAGTTGACACGGGGAATGTTTTCAAGCTGTTTAAGGTTGGCGAACCTTTCACCACTCAAGGACATACGAAGTTCAACAATCTTCTTGGCTGTGGCAAAGCCGACGCCAGGCAGTCTTTTGGCAATCTGCTCAGCAGGTGCGGCATTCAAATTTAAACGAGTATCTTCAATCGGAACAACAGTCTGAGGGATTTGCTCTTCAGGAGCTTCCTGCTCTACAGGAGCGATTTTTGCCATTCGTCCTTTCTGAGGATCATAAGGAACTAGCTGATCTAACATCATAAAAGTCACGCCACCTGCAGCGTCTTTTACCATTGCAAATTCTTTATCGTGCTGAGTAACAAATTCCACCAACTTACCGGTTTTGGTGTCTTGAAATAACTTGTGGTCGGACATATCTTTGGGGTATACCTAACCTTATTATAAGCACAAAAAAAGCGCCTCCGAAGAGACGCTCTTGATGCTGATTATGTAAATCAGGTGCCTTGACCAGCTTCGATTCCGTAAGGAATGTGAGCGTCGTCAATGTCAGGAGCAGAAGCTCCACGGTAGTAGCAAACTTCAACCAGGATGGCGGAAGGGCTCTTGCGATCAGCACCGGCAGAAGGGTTCTGCTCAGCAGTGAAGGCTGCAGAGGTGACGACCTGGACTGCAGTGTCAGCAGAGGTGCTAACGGCAGTGCCATTCAGCACACCCAGCATGGAAGAGGTAGCACCAGCCGCAGGGAAGAACAGGTCAGAACCAGCGGTCAGGGTTACTTCACTACCAGTGTCACCAGGGGCATTACTGCCAAGAGCAGCAATCTTGATGGTGTTACCGGAAGCAGCTGCTTTCACGCCAGGGGCGGAGACAGCGGTGCGATAGACAACGGAATCCTTGGGGATCACGAAGCTCTTATCGGTACGGGGCTTGTCATCCTGACGCAGGTCAGGGGACAGAACCTTCAGGTTGTAGGTGCCAGCCGACAGAGAACCGCTAGTCAGAGTGCCAGCGTTGTCGGGATCCAGGACCAGCGCACCAACGATGCGGTAGAACTCGACACCAGGGAGTGCTTCAACACCTTGCTCGCGATATGCGTTCAAGTGAGAAACATAGTTACCGGGGAAAATTACGGACATTGTTAGTTACCTCCTATCAGTAAACGAAAGAGTAACCAACCGTAATGAAATCTCTATTCAGAGTTTCAAAACCGGCGAACAGGCTCCAGATCATGATGATGAAACGGCTGAAGTCGTCGTTGTTGTTCAGCAGGATCTGAGCGTTGTTACCACCAATACCCACGCCAACAGCCTGAGGGCCGAAGAAGATCAGCTGGGATGCCGTGTAGTCAGCGGCAGAGCTGCTCTCGTCAGTCACCACGAGGTTGTAAGAGGTCTCGGGCAGGTTGGTGGACTCGAACCAACGGACGCCCTCAAAGAGGAAGCCAGTCGGCATAACGGGTTGGCCAGCAACGAAGCCAGCTTGGCCGTAAGCAGGACCCATGCCTTGGTAGAAGTTGGCGTTGGGAGCCTGGTTGGGCTGCATGGGGTTAATCATGCCGTTGCCCGGATAGCGAGCGATCTCGCGGAAGTCAGCGTTCTGACGCAGGTGCATCATCGCGGTCGGATCCACGATGCAGCGGTAGTAGCCATCAGCAAAGGTGGGGACGTTGCGCTTGCGCATGTCCTTCACAACTTCCAGAAGGTCGGTCTTCACATCAAACTTGGCGGATTCGCCAGCGGCGTAGGTAACGCCGAGGGTGCCACCAGAGCCACCCTTGGCTTTGCCGCCGGGCAGGTAGTAACCACCTTGGTCCTTGCTTGCTTGACCAGCAGCTTCGGCTTTCAGGAGTTCGTTAGCGAACACCCGGTCGCGCCAGCGGCGATAGTCGTCGAGCAGAGTCAGAGAACCGATGCTCTGATGGAACACGTTCAGGTTGCCGGTATCCAGCAGCAGACGCTGAGCGGTGATCAGAGTTTCACGAGCCACCTTGAAGGTGGAAGGCTGGGAGGAATCGCGGGAGTCAGCAGGACCGGTGTACTCACGGAGAGTAACCAGCACTTTGTCCTTCACGATATTGCGTGCGGAGGCGGATCCAAGGGTTTGATCGGCAGTCCGCTCACGGGACTCCTTAGTGCCGGGCTTGCCCCAGAAGCGATAGCGGTCTAACTGAACAGTCTGACCGGGTTGCTTGGAGAAGTCGTGCACCACAACAGGCTCAACTGCCATCTCAATGATGTAAGCCGGGTGGGGACGATAAAGCTCTGCACCAAGAAGCTTCGGAAAATCATTATCAATCCACATAGGATCGTAACTCCGTAAGCTAAAAGGTTTATAAGTGACTTCGACTTAGTCACATATAACGATATTAGTAGTTATTGCTATACTTTGAAACATATACCCCAATATTTTGTGGTTAATAACGATGGAATTTATCGACGACAATGAATGGACCCCGATCCACACTTTACCTGGCTATGAATGCTGCATTGAATACTATATAAATAGCAAAGGGCAAATCAAAAGTACGAAAGGTAAGTCAGAGAAGATACTAAAACAACGTAAGAATAAAAATGGCTATATGCAAGTAAATCTCACGCAACGAATCGGAAGAAAGAAAACAATCACAGCTGCTGTGCATACCCTAGTTGCACTTGCTTTTTTAAAACCCCCACTATCACTGCCAGGTCGTACAAAATCATGTAGTAGGGTTCGTCACGTCGATGGTCAAAAAGATAACAACATCGTTGGCAATCTTAAATGGACTAAAATAGAAGAAAGTTGTAATCGCAAAAATGGCTGATAGTCTTATTCTTACTGGTGTAAAAGGCGTAAGTAAGCATACTGGTAAAGAGCTGCTCCTGACCCGGCCCAAGCGCGGTGGTGATACTCATAAAGTGAAGGAATGGTGGCACGCTACCAATGGTGTTCAGTATGTTGACTGCACTATTTTTGATGTAAACGCTAACGGTGAAATCCTTAAGCTTGCAGTTGCTTCTGGTAATGGCACTCATCTGCGTATTGATCACGATGGCAAGCTGAACTTCTCGTTCTATGGCGCAAAAGGTGTTACTCGTGCGGCCCTGTTTACCCGTGACCTTGGTTTAATTGAACACTATGTGCTGCCAACTATGAGTGGTGGCAAAGTCATGACTGTTAAGCCTCAAGGAGCTGCTGAAAAGCCTAAGGGACCTGAAACTAAAAAGGTTGCTCCGGTTCAATCCACGAAAACTACTCCTATCGTGAATACCAAGGCTTCTCCTGTTCCTACAGTCAAGCTTTCTAAAAAGCCCGTCAAGAAAAAAACCGAAGATTAATAACTGGGTCGGTCTGCACTCTTCATGATGTAAGACCGATTTGCAATTGATTCGAGAGGAGTGTACTCTTCTCCGATCTTTACTTCAATGTTGTAAGGCAGTCTTTTGGTATTTCTCGCGTGAACGCCAACAAAGAAATGATCCTTTGGTTTGATGAACATGACATCATACGGATGCTCTTCATGCTCACTTGTATACAGACGAACGTCGAGATGAGCATCGGTATACATATTTCCAGTCTCGTGGTTGACTAGCTTTACGCTCAAATATGATTCTGTACCAATGTTTGGCAGGAACAATGAAGGTGTAGCAGCGCTGTTCCAGCCAGTGTCGTTTTCTGGAGCATCATCATCTTTAGTGGCTAAGTTATAGCTTGGTGATACTGAGGTATCAAACAGGTCAATCTTTGCTGCGTTGTATCCTGGCTCCATGTATTCAGCAAGCACAATGTCACCGACCACATTTAGATTGATACGTAAGAAGTAGTTCTCAACACCAAACAATCCCACAGAATCTTCGTAATGAAGATTGTATGGGACAACGCTTATTTCTTGTACATCTGGTCTTGTGATGCTTGCACCACTTGCATAATTAAGTACCTTTCCAGACGCATAACGATCTGGGTTGGTATTATCACTAGCAGAATAAACCTGATCGTGCTTTAAGATTTCTGCTGTAACGTTCATGCTGCATGATCTTACTTTCTTCTATTGTATTAAACATAGTCACTGACGCAATCTGATTTATCTCTCAAAGCTTTAAGAGCTTTGTGCTCTAGTGTCCTGACACGGTCTCGGCTCATATTCAAGATCTGACCAATTGCTGTCATGGACATAGGCTCAAGCATCTCGTCACCAATTCCATAACGCATACTGATTACAGCAGCTTGCATCTCAGGCAGATCGTCAATTAGCTCCCGAATATCTTCTTTAATGAATTGTTGCTCCAGTAGCAGGTCGGGCAGCTGAGTTTTGTCCTCAAGCAGATCAATCAACGCTGTGTCGCGATTCTCTCCAATTTTGATTTCTAGAGATGTTGGCTGACGAGCCTTGCACATCAGATCTTTGATTTCATCAACACTCAGATTCAAGTATTCAGACAGTTCAAATACATTTGGAATCTCACCATTCATTTGGCTCAGCTCACGCTGGGCTTTCTTAAGTTTGTTGAGGTTTTCTGTAACATGAATTGGTAGCCGAATCGCCCTCGATTTTTCAGCGATCGCCCGAGTAATCCCTTGCCGAATCCACCAATAAGCATAAGTACTAAACTTATAGCCACGGCCCGGATCAAACTTTTCGACACCTCTCACAAGTCCAATAGTTCCTTCTTGAATAATATCAAGTAGGTCCATATTCCGTTTCGTATATTTCTTAGCCACTGACACAACAAGGCGCAGATTAGCTGTCACCATTTTGTCTTTGGCTTTTTCACCTTCGCGAATCTCTCGCTTCAAATCCTTGACAGTCATTCCCAGAACGCCTGCCAGATCTTCTTTTGTAGATGTTCTTGCCAACTCCTCACACGCTTTGATTTCCATCAAGCGTTGAACTTTTCGACCAAGCAGAATCTCTTCATCGTGCTCAAGGAGTGGGATTCTTCCAATGTCGCGCAAATAGGAGCGAACAGAATCTCCAGAACTCTTCACTTGTGACATATTCAATCTTCACTGATACTTAATTCTACCAGTGAATGTTTAAATTATCAACCGTAAATTCGTGCAAATCTAATACTTTCGTTCGGCTTATCTTCTGATTCAAGTGACTCAACTGCCATGGCTTGGGCAGCATGCTCGTTATATCCTCGTTCTTTGTAGTTGTTGAGATTTCTTTCGTACTCTTCAATAGAGCTTTCAAAGTCATCTCCATGATGGATCATCTCAGCTGCCATATGATTAGCTGCCTGATCTTCCAAACCATCAGACTTCAGGTGCTTCCAAATAGCTTGAAAGATTTCTGGATCGTTAGCAAATTCGCCAGCCTTTCTACTATTCACAGAACCGTACTAATTATTCTCTACTAATTCTATCAATTTAAGTTATTTACTCATTGCATTCTTCATGCCTAATTGCTGCATGACACTGATGCCTCTACGCTCGGCTTCGCCAGGATTAGCAAAAGATGCGGTAGCAGAATTTGCACCATACTTTGCATAAATCATCGTAGAGACTGCTTGTGAAGCATCTTGCTGTGCTTGAGACTGCTTCAGCTGCGCAGTACGCATAGCGCCTTCCTGTTCAGCAATCTTGCCGATGACTGCAGTATCAGCATCCTGACCGACTTTGGTCATAAGTTGCTGTGCACTGATTTGCTGCTGAGGGTTCAAAGCAACTTTGCTAGCAGTGCCTGCATCCATCAGGTTGCCAACCATAGGAGTAGGTTGAACCATAGCCGGTTCACCTTTATTTAAATGAGCCTGAGCTAAAGTCGGATTAATCATCTCTACGAGCTTTCGTTGTTATTTATATTGTATGCAAATTAAATACGACCTTGTTCAGGTCCATCTGCATAGTCAATAGCTGCTAATAGTGCTGCGAGTCCTCCTGACCCTGCAAGCACTTGACCAGCCATTCGTTGATTATTAGTGGTATCAGGGGCTCTATTCTTGAGTGCATAGTCGCCCCCAACACCTAATAGCTCTTTAACAAAGATGTCTAGATTTTTGTTTTCTTGTCTAGATGCAATATCAAGAGCAACTTCAATGTCCTCTGACGTTGGTTTACGACCAAGAACCTTCTCAAGTATCTGAGGAGTGATCTTGCCGTGAAACACGTAATCCAGATCAGGATTAGAAGGCAACGTCCCCGAAGAGCCGATGCCTAATTCTCTTGCTCTAGCGCCAGAGTTGTAACCCATCACATATCAGAGATAAGGGCTTTGGCTTGAAGAGCGCCTTGAGGAGCCTGGGAGAGATACTGCCAAGCTTGCTCAGGGTTGCTGTCCATCATCTGGCTGAAGGAGCCCCAGAAGTCGTTAGCAACGTTCTCTTGGCGGCCAGGGGTAGGCATGTCCATCTGAGGACGTTGGAAGTTCGGGGGAACTTGACCTTGCTCTTGAGCTTCAATTTCAGCTTCAAACTGAGCACGTGCTTCGTACTGCTCACGGGTAGCAGTCTCTTCAGGGGTTTCGGTCGGATAAGGACCTTCAGGACCAAAGAACTCGTTGACATAGTCAGCAAGCACGTCAGGGTTGGTGAGCATGGTGTTCATGGCACCGTTCTGCTCCAAAGAAGCTTCGAGGCTGGTGACCACGTCGTTACCGCGATGGACCTGCTCAATCAGAGCGTCCTCAACGGCACATGCGTAGGTGTTCAAGAGAGCAGGGGCTTCAGCACCAAAGTGCTCAAGAACCTCAAGACTTTCGTTGCTGATTCCGCTTAGATACTGATCTTGAGCCTGACTTGCTCCTTGCTGAGCCGCCCGCTGCACGAGCTGGCTGACCTCTGCTTCCGAAAACGCCTGGGTTGAAACTTGGGGCTGCGAAGTCGGGGCTACCGATTGCGCCATTGAAGCCCAGCTGGGTTGTGTAGTTGCCTGCGGGGTTGGCGTCGTTTGGTAAGCCGAGGGTGAAACCTGGGCCTGGGAGGGGTTGGACGTATTCAGGCTTGCGCTGAGAGCCTGAAACGCCTGCTGCCATGGATTGGCCTGGGGTGCCGAAGGCTGCGGGGCCTGGGCCGGTGCCTGGTAAGCCGGAACCTGCGGTGCCACCGATTGGGCCGGTGATACCTGGGAGGTCTGGGGTGCGCTCGTCGCGTACTGGTTGGCCACGGACGGCACGTAATTGGTCGGCGCTGCTGAGCTCGTCTGGGGTGCTGCTGCTGTCGCCTGGCTTGTAACTTCCACTGTAACTTAACTCCTTACGTAAGAATTCTAAAGATCGATATAAGAACCCTGTCATATCAAGGTTCGGGTCAGATGCCAGAGGCATGTCTGGCATTTGTGGGTGCGGTAATTGATAGAAACTACCGAGAATACTGATAAAGCTGTTAATACTGCTTTGGGTTTGCTGGACCATCCTGAACGGAAATCCGCTTAGCATTGCGGCCCTTTCTTCGTCAGTTTTTCCGGGGAAGAGGTATTTAAGAGCTTCAATAGAATCAACTCCTAATTCTTGAAGGTTGCGAACGACAATACTGTTATTCAGAATGTCTTCAGTGCTTTCTTCAAAGACTTCGCCCATCCATCTCCAGCTGACTTTTGTTGAGCCATCAGGGATGAGGCCAGTGACACCAGGAGGTATCTCACCTGAATCTAGTCTAGCACGCATCTCGTTATCACGTTTCTCAACGAATTTGCGGTAGTCTTTCTTGTATTTCTCAGCAGCTTTTTTATACATCTCCTCGTCTTGATATTCTTCGGGGAGAGGCAGCATTGGCTCTTCAAGTTCAATAGCAGCTGAAAATGATTCTCTGAAATTACGCTCCTCAGCGTAAATCATCATTGCAAATAAACGACACAGTCCATACGTGAACAGTGACCTTGCTTTCTTTTCGGCAGTAGCAGCTACACGTCCATACAGAGTTTTAATCTCATATGCGGTAGCAGCTGTATTGATATCAATGTCATCAACACCGCCCAGTGCTAAACGGATCTCAGATCGGTACTGCTTGACATACAGGTTTTGGTCGCCAGACACACTGTCAGGTGTCATGTATCCAACGCGGTCAGTTGGCTCAAGGTTGGCGATCACACGAGGCACTTTGATCTGGCCATCAAGAGAAGCACCACCAAACGGCTGACTTACCCGAGTACTTGACCTCGAAGATGCTCCAATCGGTGCGAAGCCAGCTTGAGAGCTGATTGTAGGGCGGAAGGAGTTCTCATCACCACTATCAACGATGTCATGCTTAGGTCTACTGGAGATAAGGGTAGGGTTTCCAAAGAACTTCATGTTCTTACGGATGTTCCGCACTAGTTCGTCGTGATACAGGATTTGGTGTGCGAGCCAATCAAATTCACCGTTGCCTGTGGCTTCTCCGGTGCAGTCCATGTGATTAAACACTTCAACTGCAGGAATAAAGCCCAAGCTATTGGTTAATACTTCAGTTTGTCCAGGGTTACCCATGGGCATAGCGCCCATTTCATTGGCAAACTCAATTTTTTCATCTGAAATGGTCTGTTCAATACGATCTTTGTAGACCTTGAGCTGAATCCACTTCTTTTTACCGGATTTACCGTTTGCAGAGGGATAGTTATCCGCTAATCCATGGGTTTGCTGGACATTGAACGAATAAACGAGGACTACCGACTCAAGTTCACCCGTCTGGTCACGATATGCGCGGTAGCTGTCTTGAGGGAAGTACAAAATCTGGTAACTTTCACCAGATGGTCTGAAATAAAATAGACCCTGACCATCACACAGGAAATAATCGACAATACTGTCGTATTTCATCTCCAGCATGTTCTCTTCGACAACACGTGCTAGAAAATCTCTACGCTTTCCATATGAATCTTGCTCTGAGAAGAACTCAACTCCTCTACGTAACATAAATGTCCGCATTTGAGCAAGGTGAGATGACACAATCATTGTGTCAACAGATAAATCCCCTCGCCGCTCTTTTGCTGCTAAGAGGATTTGCTGAAACTCACCTTTAACGGCACTGTTTGCCATATTATTTCCCTTTAACTACTACTAGTTTAAACGTCTTTGATCCTATCAATAGCGTCTTCGTAGATATCTTTCGTCTTATCTTTCATAGGTTCAGGAAGTTGAGGCAGCTGGAAGGTTCCAGCGAACGGATTCTTACCGAACATTGCTGTTTCCTGCTTCTTGGCACGATCACGTGAACCCTTAATAGATCTATCTAAACGTCCTTCCAGTTCAGAAATTCTGTTCGGATCATTCGGGCTGTAATCAGTAATCTTGTACTTGTCATAGTCTTTACGAATATCTCTCTGATTCAGAATATTTGAATCAATGTACATATCCATGAACTTGGCTGCAGCAGCCGGGCTGTCATCCGTATCATAAAAACCACCCATTGTTGCCATGCTTACAGGGGTGTCATATAGCCTGCTTTCACCCTTACCGCCTGTGTAATTAAAGATCCGACTGCTTCCACCATAGTAACGGCGGTTGTCAGACTGATCTCTACTATCAATCGTCTGATTAATAGAGTTATCTTGATTTACTTGATTATTGTTCCCGTCAATACCGATGTCATTGTCTTGAGAGATGGGCGAGGCAATGGAGGACTGTCCACCTGTTACGTTACCGGTCTCTTGGCCACTGCCGCGTTTTCTAGGCTCAGTAATCGTTGTATCAGTATTAGTACCAGTATCTGTGTCTGTGTCGATTTGAGAATCGTTTTGAGGACGTTCCTTAAGCAAATTTCTTAATTTATCTAATTCTTCATTAGCTGCTCCACCCATTTTCGTCTTGTCTTCGCTACGTCTGGCATATCGAAGGACTTGATCAGCTGCATCGTATTTATCAACACCAAAATCTCGTGCGGCATCTCGTACGTGTCGAATATCTAAACCACTAAAACGATCTGTACCTCTGCTAGATCCGGCACCACGTTTTTTACGATCGTAGTTATTTAAATAATCCACATAGGAGGCCATATTGCCTTCCCCAGCCATTCTAGACATCGGCTATTTATATATTAAACTGTCTTCATTGTACAAAAGTTAGATATATTTATTTGCCAAACACTCTCATATCTTTAACACGTTCTTCACTTTGGTTGAACGCTCCGATTTGAGAATTACTAAAGTTACCAACGTTGTTATTGTTAAAAACTGAGTTATTAATGAACTTATCTAAGAAGCGCTTACTCATCTCATTGTCATCATCTTTGGTATCTCCATAATTAAAGATACGCTCGCTTCCGCCGTAGTAACGTCTGTTATCAGATTGATCTCTAGTGTCAATCGACTGTGTAATCGAATTATCTTGATTTACTTGGTTGCTGTTACCAGTAATTGCAATATCGTTGTCTTGTGAAATAGGAGAAATAATAGAGTTGTCTCCACCGCTTACATCTTCTGTTGCTTGTCCGCCGCCACCTTGAGGGGGAAGCGGAGAGGTGTCAGCGCCATCGTCATTTCCAGGGGCAACGTAGTCTTTACCTGTTAAACGCTTATAGTCTTGAGCATCAAATTTGTCACCCTGAAGAGCCATTGAAATTTCTTTATCGCTGTATCCAGCTAAATTAAACCCTAGACCTCTAGCCTTATCGGCTCTTCTTTTTGCAATCTCAGGATTATTAGATTTTTCTTCACGGGCTCGCCGGTTGCGTTCCGCCTGACTTAATTCTCTTTTAAACGCTTCACTACCAGCTTTTCTAGACATTAGTTATTTATAAATCAAAGCTATCACTATTGTAGTCAATTTGTAAATTACCTCTTCTTAATAGTCCCCCCATTGTTAATACCATCGAATCGACAGCATCATCATGTGCTGAGTGACCAAAGTTTAAAAGTTCATCTTCTAATACATTCCACTTTCTCCACTTATTCCAGACCACTCGTTTATTTTCATATAATCCTAGAACGCCTCTTAATCTGGCTAATTTATCTCCCTTAAATCCTTTTACTGGAGATACGGACAAATTGTATAAAGCACGTTGTTCAATTACTACCCTTTTGAAATCACCTTCAAATGAGTTCTGATAAGCAACAGCTTCAGGCCATATTACGCACGGCGACATTGTTGGAAAGAATTGACCTTCGTCGTTTTCGGCAAGGATGTTCCAGTCTGCAAGCATCTCGCAGAGGAGGTCCATCTTTTCGAGATTGCCCATGGTGCGGGCACGACGCTGATCGATCATGTAAATTTTGCCTTCTTTGATACCTCCAAGGGTCATCACGGTCCAATCATTCTTTTCCCGTAAACCTGCACTCAAGTCGATACCTACTCCTAAGCAGTCATAATCCTCTGGCACTTCGCCTTTAATAATCAGCTCAGGTGAGATACCAACATCAGTTGACCGCACAGCTGTGTTTAAATACTGGTAAGCAAAGGCGACTCGATCTTCTAACTTTCTCTCATTCAGATATTTCATAGACCAAAACTCTGGCCAATAAGATCTTTGCTTACCGTCGTCGTCGGTTAGAACAGCTTGTTGAACAATCTGCTTCCAGTTATTTTTTGGAACAAATAGTGTGGAGTGTATATCGTCAAAGTGAAACCTTGTCCCCAAACATATTGCCCGTGCTCCCTGGAACATAGTCGGAGCAATAACGTTAGACCACGTCTGTTCCATCTCTCTCCTAATATCTGGATTGTTAATGGAAGCAGCTGACTTGATAGGGTCATCAATAAGAACAAGTTGGGATCGCTTTGAGGTAATAGCACCCTTGAGACCACCACATGCAATAGTGAATGCTTCTTCACCAGCAGTGTCAATACCTGCGAATTCGTAGTCGATCGACCAGTATTCGTCTGACCGTTTGATCTTACTAACTCGAACCATAGGAAAGACTTCACGATATTTGGAGCTCGTGAGGATTCCTTTGATAGTTGCTGACTTTGCACGGCTAATGTCCACCATGTATGCGATGTACAAGATCCGCAGCATTTTCTTTGCAGCGGCATGTCGGCCTATCATCCAAGCTGCAAACAAACCAAGGACAGTACTTTTGGCAGATCCACGGGGTGCGAGGATCGCAGTGTTTGGTCCTCCAATTCCTAGTAGACATTCGCTATCTTTCCCTGTACATAACTCCGTATGCCACTCCAACATATGTTTAGCTGGAGCTTTACCCATAAATTTACAAAATGCTTGAAAACTATCTCTTGCTTCTAACACCTCCTCGCTAGGTGCTTTGACAGTTACCTTTGTCGCTGTCATTAATGCTGATCTTTTATAAGCTAATGCAGCGCTTGGTATTGCCATAAGTTAAACCTTTACCCCAAGTTTAACTAATATTTATCTCATGCGTTTTAAGCCATAGTTCTTAGCTTCTCTTTCGTATGCTTGGTTTTTCATACGTTGAATAGCTTTGCTGCGTGCTGCCATTGCTTTAGATTCTGCAAATGCAATTCCCATATCACGCTTTAGTTCTGCATCAGCAATTTGACGTGCTTTAGTGCCAGAACCAGTTTCATCAATTGGTGGCAAGGCTTTTGGCAGTGTGTTCGCTAATCGAATACCTGACGTTCCTACATCTACTATTGAAGGTAGTTCTTTGAGCTCAGGACGGTTGAGAGACATCAGTTCAGCTCACTGTAGATCTTTGCCCACACCGCATTCATTGCATTATCAATAGGTTCTGCAAAGTGGGGATCATCTTTGAAGATCGCAGTGAGTTCACGCATTACACGGTCTGCACCTGCCAGGATCAAGCCTCGCTTGTCCGTGGTTTTATTCATCCGATCAGACGTTTCAATGTGCGAGCGCAATTCCTTCTCCAACGACGCCAGGCGAGCAGCACCATCCGACCCCTTGATCTCTCCCGAGGTAATGGCCATACGTAAGTCTTGTATATCGGAGTGGAGAGCAGCAATTTCGCTATTGAGTATTTCACGGCGATTGAGCTTCTTAAATTTCATCTTGACCCAACGGGCCATATCATTAAATGTACCTGGGTATTTTAAGATTCCTGCATATACCCAAATTTCAATGACTGATGGAGTTATCTCAGCAAATTCTCTGAAGTCCTCAGACTCCGCTGCAGGTAAGGTATCTAACCACTGATCAACATAAGTGACATAGACCTTACCCGTTTTAGATTGTGTTGTATTCATCAGAATCCTCTAGCAAGTCTGTTCGACCTATCCGCAGATCTTTGCTCACCTCTAGCATTGATACGATCTTCGAAGTCATATGTTTTTCTGCCCTCCTGAGCAGTTGTTCGAATTGTCTTCCTATCTTGTCGGCCAGAAGTTCTAAGACCCTTTCTATACTCGTCGCCTTGGACTCTATAGCCTCTACGGTCTTGATCGCCCTGTGCAGCCATACCTAAGCGATCCTGTTCACCTTGAGTGATCCGTGAAAGGCGATCTTCAACTCCCTGAGCTCTGTAGTTCTTACGGGTCTGCTCACCACTAGCTTGCATATATCCAATGTTTCTACCGAACTCACGGTTTTGGTATGCATCCTGTAATTCAAACTGCTTGTCCATAGCTCTCATGCCATAGCCAAACTCATCAGCGCGGGCATCACGCTGGTTTCTCAACTCCAGGTCTGCACCAAATAAAGCGTTGTCTTTGTAGAGACCTGACTGGAATTCAGCCATTCCTTGGGTCAGTCCGTAATCAAGCCCTTTACCCAATGCGTTATATGCAAATCCTAGTTTCAAATCACGACCAAGGCTGTCAGTAGGATCTTCGGATCGGCCAAAGATTTGGTTCTGCATCTGCTCAAAAAAGGTTAACCCCTGTTGAGTTTGATTGACACCCTGCTGCATTTCATTAGCCGGTATCTTTGGTTTATTTGTCTGTGCATTTTCTTTAGACTCAGATTTCTCGTCTCTGTCGTCAATTCCGTTCTTATTGACATCTACAAAAAACTGGTATCTAGACATGACTACCGGATTAATTTTACAAGACTATATTCATTCTATCTAAGTACAATGTATTTATATAGTGTGGAAATGTTATGCAGTTTAATTCCGTACAGTCTGGTAGTTTTTTGACTGGCGCTAAATCAGTTAATGAGAATGTCACTGATATTTATAACACTGCTATTCAAACTGGCTTTAATGCTGATCAAGTGATTAAGCAAGCCAACGCTAACGATGCGGTGAAGAAGATGGCGACTGCTCGTCGTCAAGCGTCTATGGCTAACACTGCTATGGACACTTTTGCTACTGCAAAAGTTGAAGATATAAAAGATAAGTTGCCTGGCGAGATTAAAGATATTATGCGTCCTGCTGTGCGGATGGAAGGCATCAACCGCATGGCTGGAAGTGTTGCTGCAGGTGCTTACATCATGGATGAGAGTAAAAAGGTACAGCAAGAAATGGCCGAATATAAAAAAGCTCGTGAGGCTTATATAAAATCAACTGAAGATGCTAGTAAGAGACGCGATGAACGTGATGCGCAAGAGGCTGAACTCTTACAGCTTCGAATTGACAAACTCAAGCAGGAAATGGTTTTACCTGGCTCTACTGGTTCGCAAGTTTCTCCATCGTCTTCTTCCTCAACGCCTAATACCTTCTCTACTCCTGGGGCATCTAATACCTCTTCTCCTGTACTTCCTTCTAGTGCAAGCTCTAATGACTCCAATCCCACACCTAAACAGGTTTTTGATTATATGAAATCTCTAGGTGTTTCTGATGTTCACGCTAAAGGGGTGCTTGCAAATATTAAGGGAGAATCAGGTTTTCAAACCGGTGTGATGGGCGATGGAGGTACATCTGGTGGCTTATTCCAAATGCATGCTGGTCGTTATACCAAGATGGTAAATGCTGTTCCTGATTGGAAAACCAACTGGAAAGGTCAGATTGTTCATGGACTGAAAGACGACAGAGCTCCTGAGTATCTGAAAACTAAGTTTGATAACCCTGTACAAGCCGCTAATTGGTTCTTACATAATTACGAAAGACCCGCCCATGAGCATCGCCCTGGACGGGAAAGATTAAATGAAACTTTTATTGGTAGTCTTGGTTTCTAGTAAGCAAAGGCTTGACCCATTTGCTTAAAGCCTTGTACGATCTGCATAATTGCTTTTTGTCGATCTAGACGATAGTTACGAGCTTCTTGCA